GGAAGTACCCCAGTTGTGTACTACAAGGGGAAGGCTCAGTCGGGGAATTTTACTCAGTTGCTGTTACCAAAGGCCATCAACAGGCTGACACTGGTACAAAAATGATTCACATCGGTGCTAATACCCGTAGTAAGATTATCAGCAAAGGTATTAGCTTGGGCAATAGCACAATGACTTATCGTGGACTAGTTCGTATGACACCTAGTGCTAAGAATGCTAGAAACTATACACAATGTGACAGTTTGATGATTGGCAACAATAGTCGTAGCAATACTGTGCCTTACACAGATTGTAGAAATGACACAGCACAGATTGAACATGAAGCAACAACGGGTCGTGTCAGTGACGAGGAATTATATTACTTGGCTACACGCGGATTAGATCCTGAGCAGGCAGCCAGTGCCATTGTCAACGGCTTTTGCCGTAGTGTATTAAACACGCTGCCTTTGGAATTTGCGGCAGAAGCAAATAAATTATTATCAGTAACCATGGAAGGAAGCATAGGATGAACTTAGAAGAAATTAAACAATTGGTAGAAACAAACAAGGTAGTACTTTTTATGAAAGGTACACCACAAAGCCCTGGCTGTGGATTTAGTCATCAAGCGGCACAAATCCTAAAGGCGTCGGGTGTAACAGAATATGAAGTACGTAATGTCCTTGAAGATGATGAACTTAGATCAAATATTAAACAGTTTAGTAACTGGCCCACTATCCCGCAACTATATGTCAAGGGCGAGTTTATCGGAGGCAGCGATATTATGATGGAAATGTATCAAGCTGGCGAACTGGAAGAATTATTAAATGATTAAAGTAAACAATCTATCAGCAAATATTGGCGATAAACATATACTCGACAATATTAGTTTTGTAGTAGAGCCCGGAGAATGTTTGTTGATCACAGGTCCAAATGGCAGCGGTAAAAGCACATTGTTGCATACTATTATGGGTAGACCAGACATTACTGCTACTGGCAGTATTACCATTCGTAGTGGAGAAATAATCAATATGCCCTGTCATGAGCGTAGTCGAGCAGGAGTTTTTATGGCACATCAAAGTCCTCCTGCCATTGACGGTATCAATACTATGACATTGTTTAAAGAAATACAAAAAGTTCAAAATGTTGCGGGTAGTACCGGTGAATTAATTAAACTTACCAAGTCATTATTCAATTGGATTGGATTGCCCGAGGGCTGGGAAAAGAGACAGTTCAATAATGGTGCCAGCGGCGGCGAGCGTAAAAAGAATGAACTCACACAGGCTATATATCTACAAGGCAAAACACAAGTCTTACTGTTAGATGAACCTGATAGTGGATTAGAACAAAGTAGTCGTCAGAAGATCATTGACTTAATTCAAGAAACTAAAAATAGAAACGGGTGTGTACTTCTAGTCACACACGATAAAGAACTACAAGAATTGTATAGTGCTAAGAAATTGGATCTAAGTAATGCGTAAAGTATATTTAGATGCAGAAAGTTTAGATTTAACGTTAGTACCAACACGACCTGAATATGAATTTGTATTCATACAAACAGAAGGTAAATGTGCAGTTAACATTAAATTAAAACCTTTTCCAGATACTAAATTTAAAGTAAAGATTTATATATATGCTGAAGGTAACAGTGAAGTAGATTGTGTATGTACATTAGATATACCAAAAGATGTTAGTGGCGTAGAAACTGATATTCAAATACGTAGTTGGCCGTTTGACAAGAGCAAGATTAAAGCTCGTCCCGAAATGTTTATTGCCAATAGCAATATCATTGCCAATCATGGTAATGCTCTAGGTACTTTAAAGCCAGAAGATAAGTATTATCTTGCCAGCAAAGGTATCACCGATTATAAAGAATTAGTTAAGCAAAGTTTATTAAATGCGTGAATATTTTCCATTTTTCAAACGTAGACCAGATATAACATATTTGGATTCTGCGGCCACAAGTCAAACATTATATTCAGTTGCTGAAGATCAGCGTGACTTTATGTTTGATCATAAAAGCAATGCACATCGTAGCGGCAATAGCATGGGCACTTATGTCGACCAACAATATCAACTAAGCAAAGAACTTATTGGTAAGTGGTTGAACATTAATAAACCCGAAAAGCGTATTGTTTATAACAGTGGTACAACACAGGGTTTAAATGATGCCGCATCGATGATTATGTCAGCTATGTCATCTGGTGTAGTATTCATTGGTATCGACAGTCATCATAGTTTAATCTTACCTTGGACGCAGTCAGGTAATGCTAAATGGAAAGTTGTGTTTATTGATTTAGACAGAGACGGTCGCATAGATTTAGATGACTTACAAGCAAAGATTAAATTAGAGCCAATGGCGTCTAGTAAAGTCATTGCTGTAAATGCTGTTAGTAATGTATTAGGATTAGTCAATGATTTAGATGCTATTAAAAAAATTGCACTAGATATTGCGGCAGTAAGTATCATTGATGCTAGTCAAATTATCAGCAAAAGAAAAATAGATATTAGTGGATTTGACTTTGTTGCTTGGTCATGGCATAAGGTATACGGACCTATGGGATTAGGATGTTTGCTTATAGATCCTGTTTGGTTAAACTTTGATCCTGTGCGGCCGGGCGGCGGCAATGTCACTAGCGTAACAACAGATCATGTAACGTGGACAGACAATGCTACTAAATTTGAAAGTGGCACACAAAATTTGTCTGCTATCTGTGCATTACCTAAACTTGTAGAATGGCTAATGGAACATCAAACTGATATAGAAACTCATGATATTAGTCTTAGTAAAATTATTAACGATCAAGTTTCATTGGCACAATTTACACCTACAAGTAAAACAGATTCTGGATTAATTTGTTTAGATCCTGTTGTTGGCAGCGTGGAAGATTATACTATGATGTTAGATGCAAAAAACATTATGATTCGCAGTGGTAAACTTTGCGCTGAACCTTTAGTTACTCAATTAAGTAATAACGGATTATTAAGATTAAGTTGGGGTTGTTACACAACCAAACAAGAAATAGAATTAGCTTTAGATAGCTTAGGAGAAATACATGCTCGTCTTTCAAGACATGTTCAGCGAACTGTTTGAACTAGAAGACCAATTAGACAAATATGATTGGATCATTGAATATGGTGCTGTTGCTAAGCCTGTATTTTCTGTGAAGAAAATAGATATTAACTTAGTTCAAGGATGTACCAGTAATTTATGGATTGAAAAAATTGAAAGTAATATCTATTGTTACGGTCAAAGTTTAATTGTGCAAGGTATTGCATCGATGATCTGTGATTGGTATAACCAAGCAAGTCAAAAACAGCAATTGGAATTTAGTTTAAATACATTAGCTGATATAGGATTAGCCCCGCTACTAAGTATGGGACGACAAAACGGTGTTGCTAATTTAATAGCAAAGATTAAAACATTATGAACGAACTTGAGACTTTGTTGAAAACACATGACTGGGGCTATGCAGGATACATTACTCGACTAGCAGTGGATCAAGCCATGCGAGCCAATGCAGGTACCGAAGCCACTATACTTTGGGAAAAATACTGTCCTTGGAGTGATACTAATGGTGGTTATGTTAACTGGATTAAAAAATGAACAAACAAATTGAACAAGATATTATTGCCGGTTTAAAAACTGTATACGACCCAGAAATTCCAGTGAATATCTATGATTTGGGATTGTTTTATAATATTGATATTGATGATGTTAAAGTTCATATTATTATGACGTTAACATCGGCATTTTGTCCTAGTGCAGAAGAAATTCCAGCACAGGTGCAGACCGTGGTAGAAAATGCTCTTAAAGAGTTAAATACTACGAGAACTACTTCAGTAGAAGTAGTATTTGATCCTCCGTGGACTCCGGATCGAGTCAGCGAAGAGGCAAGATTAGAAATGGGAATGTACGATTATGATCAATAAATTAATAAATTGGCTTAAAGGCGATAGAGTTGCAAAAAGCGTAGAACTAGAAGTACCTTATAAAGTTGACGCACCAGTGTTAGTAGACCCGTTGCCAGCAGGCATCGAAGCTGTAATGGTTGCACCAGCTGCCGTAGTACCAGAAGCAGTTGTACCTGTTGCCGCAGTAGAAGTTGCACCAGCTGCCGTAGTACCAGAAGCAGTTGTACCTGTTGCCGCAGTAGAAGTTGCACCAGTTACAGTTAAAGCAAAATATAAAAAAGCTGACTTGACTGCAATGACCAAAGCTCAGTTAATGGAACTTGTTACTAAACATGGAGTCGAAGTTAAAGCTCGTAGTACCAAAGAAGAACTAGTAAAAGTATTAGTAAAAGTATGATAGTTCTTACCATTACGGAAGAAGCAAAAACGCACATCATTAGTATGTTGGATAAAGCCGACATGCCTGCTGTTCAATTGGCTTTAGAAGAACAAGGATGCAACGGATACAAATATACGTGGACTCCTGTTTCTGATGCATATGGTGAAGTAATAGAACTTGACGACTTGCATTCTGTAGTGTATAATAAGTCTATTACACCGCATATCATAGACAGCATTGTAGAGATTGAAAAATCTGAATTTTATTCTAGATTAGTATTGACCAATCCAAATGTTGCTTATGCATGTGGATGCGGAGAAAGTGTAAACTTTAAAAATGTCTGATCAAGATCTAAATAAACAGCTAAACGATTTAATAGAACGTGAGCGTGAGATTCTTAAAAAAATGAATGTCGCTAGACGTGCAGGTGCCAGTGAAGGCATTATTGGTCAAATGATGTTTATGTTAGATGAAGTGCAATTTGCACAACAGGACATTAGAGCTAAACAAGCCTCTGGCACAGGCAAAGATAATGACTTTGGTAGTTTTATCAGTATTGGATAATGTTAGACAACAAGGGTAATATGTACGTTGAAGAAGATGATATCATCGAATTGATGCTGTTAAATAGACAAGCAAAAATTCTACCACGTAATGTTCAAAGTTTTAAAACGTTTGAAACAACTTGTAAATCATATGGTATTAAAAGTCCATTTGAATTAGATAGTTCAACGGACGATATAACTTGGAATATGCCCAATGACTATCGTATACTAGATGTTAGGAATTATATTGTTTCTAACAATACATTAAATAAACTACAACTAGCAAGAGTTGATTTAGAATTAAATGAATTCAATCAAAGAAAATTAGTTGATTTGTTGCGCTTCTTAGTGTATTTTATTGACACAGTCAGGACAAATAACATTGTTTATGGTGTAGGCAGGGGTAGTAGTATTGCTAGTTATGTATTATACTTACTTAAAGTTCATCGTATAGACAGTTTAAAGTATAATTTAGATATCAAGGAATTTTTAAAATGAGCAATCATAGAACAGCTAGAGGCAGAGAATTTAATATGCAGGGTTTTGTTTCCGACAAAGGAAAAACCACTGCGGTAGGTAATTCAAATAGAAATGCTCAAGGTGATTTATTGGGTCGAGGTGGACAGGTTGTAGCAACTGCCAAAGAAGTTACAAATGCAGTTTATAATAATCGACCAGGCAGTAAAAAAGTAAAACTGGATCCAATGGAGCAAGAAATTGCCCGTAAAGACATTATCGGTGCCGATGGTGTCGGCCGTGTTGAAATAACATATGCAGACGGCAGCGTAGAGATTCAAACTAAGGAAGGTGCTGTTGCTCCTTCACAACCATTAGATTTTGATTTTAGAGATATAAGCAAGGAACTATAATGAAGGTTAGACCATTACCAGGTAACATTTTTGCCGTGTTGGAACAAGGCGAACGTGTAACTAAAAGCGGTATCGTACTCAAAGACGATAACGGTAAGATGGAAGGTATTCGCCCACGTTGGGGCAGAGTATGGCAAGTCTCTGATGACGTCACAGATGTTAAACCAGAAGATTGGATTTTAGTGGAACACGGTCGTTGGACTATGAGCATTGAGATAAAAGATGATGCTGGTGAGATATTTAAATTCCAAAAGATTGATCCCGAATGCATTCTTATGGTATCAGATCACAAACCCGATGACTTGATGTTTGGCGAAAGTTTTGATGCCAGCAGTCCTGCTCATCGACCCGAAGACTTCGGCGCTAGATAAGTCTTGACATTCGTCAGGGCTTAGTATATAATAACACTATGACTACAACAAATTATCTCTGGGTTGAGAAGTATAGACCCGCCACTATTAAAGACTACGTTTGGATTAATCCCAGTCAAAAACTCATGGTAGAAGGCTGGGTTAAAGATAAAAACATTCCTCACTTACTGTTAAGTGGACCTCCGGGCACAGGCAAAACTACACTGGCCAAAGTTTTATGTAATGAACTAGAAGTGCAAAAAGCAGACATTATGTTTATTAATGCCAGCCACGAAACCGGTGTTGATAACCTGCGTGAGAAAGTTAATAACTTTTGTCGCAGTATGAGCTTTGGTGACTTCCGTGTTATTATTCTAGACGAAGCAGACTATCTAAGTCCCAACGCACAGGGTGTATTGCGTGGTATGTTAGAGCAGTACAGTAATGTGGCAAAGTTTATTTTAACTTGTAATATGCCACACAAGGTCATGCCAGCATTGCATAGTCGTTGCCAAGGCTTTAGTTTCAACAACTTAGATGAAACAGACTTTACAGTTAGACTGGGACAAATCTTAGCTGATGAAGGCCGAGACTTTGATGTAGACACGTTAACTAATTTTGTTAAAGCAACATATCCGGATCTGCGTAAAGCAATTAACACAGCACAACAATACAGCCGCAGTGGTAAGTTAGAAATGCCTGCGGCTGGTCAAGGCACAGATTCTAGTGAATGGAAGTTAGAAGCCATTGCGTTATTTCAAAACGGCAAAGTTAGACAAGCACGTGAAATGATCTGTAAAAAGATTACGTTGGAAGAATACGAAGAAGTTTATAAGTTCTTGTATCGTAATTTAGCGTTCTGGGGCGATGATGAAGACACGCAGGACGCAGCCATTATCATCATTAAAGAAGGAATGGTGAATCACAGTTTGTGTGCTGACCCCGAAATCAATTTAAGTGCTACTATTGTCAAACTAGACCGTATGCGCCGCGGATTATAAAGTAAAGTGGACTACCCCAAGTTAACTATTACTTACAATTTACTCTTCACCGTAAATCTTTAATACCTCGGCTACTGCAACGTGGCGTTCTACGTCACATCGCTCAAACTCTACTACCCCAATCATTTTACTCGATGATTTTTTTAGTCTTGCTGTAAAATCTCGTAGACCGTTTTCTTCGAACCCACGATCATGTTGGTTCAAGTCTCCGGTTACAAATATTCTACTTTCATCTCCAATGCGTGTTAACAGCATTTTCATTTGACTTGGTGTAGCATTTTGCATTTCGTCTGCTAGAATGATAGATTTTTTAAATGTTCTCCCCCTCATATAAGCTAAAGGTGCTACTTCGATAACATTTTCCTCGATCATATTCTCAATGTATTTCGGAGCCCAATATTGTTCAAAAACGTCAAATATAGGTCGAGTCCACGGAGCCATCTTTTCGATTAATGTGCCAGGCAAAAAGCCATGTTGTTCGTCAACGCTGACTGCTGGTCTTGTAATAATAATCTTTTCAATTCTGCCAGCTTTTAGTTCGCGAATGGCATGCATACATGCTAGTAGAGTCTTGCCCGTTCCGGCTGGTCCTACAGCAAATACAATGCTTTTTCTTTGATCTTCTAAAAGTGCTAGGTAGTCTTCTTGTCTAAGATTCTTAGGCAGGATTTCTACGTGTCGACTACGATCCTTGCGGAATTTGTCGATGTGCAGAACAGATGCGTGTTCTTGTGGCTGAACACGTTTTTGTTGTCTTTTCGTCATTCTAATACCTCCAATTTGGATTTGATTAGTTAGACTTGAGGTTTGTTTGTCCACAAAAGTATTTAACCTTGATTTGGTTTTTGGCTACGTTATATGTTTAAAAACGGTAAATACTAAAAACAGGAATACTCTATGTCATTGATTACGAAAAGCACATATTTAAGAGGCCCAAAGGGTGATATCGGACTAGCAGGACCACGTGGCGAACGTGGTATAGCTGGAGCAGTTGGTCCTCAAGGCATACAAGGACCGGATGCAGATCCTCAATATATTAGAGGACAATTATCTGCCACAGGCAATATTACATATAATTCTACTACCGGAGCAATAGGATTTACAAATCCTGGATATGCTACTACAACTTATGTAGATACTGCTATTGCAAATTTAGTAAATGGAGCTCCTGATTTATTGAACACATTAAATGAATTAGCGTCGGCTATTGGTAATAATGCCGACTTTATAAATTCTGTAGTTATTAAAACTGGTAGTACAATGACGGGCGCACTAATACTTAATGCTGATCCAGTTACTAGTTTAGGTGCGGCAACAAAACAATATGTAGATGCAGCCACGTTAGGGATAGCTGTTAATGATTCAGACGATGTTCCAGAAGGCGATGTTAATTTATACTATACAACTGCTAGATTTGACACTAGATTATCTACAAAAACAACAACCAACTTAACTGAAGGCACAAACAAATATTATACAGATGCTCGGGCAAGAACAGCGATTAGTGTAACTGGAAATTTAAATTATAATAGTAGCACCGGTGTAATGAGTTACACTGAGCCCGGGCGTACTATCGATGATCTAACTGATGTTGATGTGTCGACTAATACTCCGCAAGATGGGCAGACGCTGGTGTGGAGCGCAGTTAACAATCAATGGATACCAGGAAGAAGTGCTGTTAATATTTCAACATATAATTATGATGCTACTGCGGGTCAGATAATATTTACAGGACAAGGACAAAATCAACAGGCATTATCTTATACAGACTATGACCTAGTACAAGTATTTAAAAATGGTGTATTATTAAGAAGAAATATACAATATGCGTTAAATGACAGTGGGTATGTTGATTACGTGGCTATGGGAGATAGCATAGAGTTAAATTCTCCGGCTAGTTTAGATGATTGGATATACATCATAGTTACCAATACAACTGGCTCAAATCCAGACTTTACCACAGATGGTGGTGCATATGCCGATGTTATGGAACCTGGTTTAGATGGTGGCCCATATTAATTTTAAAGCATAAATATTACTATGATTGATATCGACACAATATACACAACTCTAGACGATGTTTACGGCAGCGAAAACGTACTAGACATTCTCGTTGAATTTGAACGAATCTTTGACCAACTTGACATCTATGTATTCAAGAACTGGATCAAGGGTGAAATCGTTGAAGGTCCAAAAATTGACCGCTACTGGATTACAGTTACTTTAATGTATCCTTACAAAATGATGCCTGACCCAGCTGGCGCAGAACGTCTAATGGATCGTGGCTGTAAAGTTTGGTATGGACAGGATACACTTAGCCACGTTGCTAAGATCAAAGGTCCAGAAAGCTACGAACGAGACGAAGAAGGTAAACTAGAGCCTAAGTTAATTAAAAGTCCAGTATGGACAGTTAAAGTAACTATGCCACGTCACTTTGTCGATGAGATCCAAACTAATAAAGTTGAAGCAGGTGACCATACTATTGACATGGATGAAGTAACCAGTGCTTATGACGAAAATTTAAATGATGATGAAGTAGCAAAAGGTAATGCCGCAGATGAAACACAACAATAAGCACCTCAGTGAAAGCCTATTCGAAGACGACCTTAAGTGGTTAGTCGACGACAGCATTCTCATTGACATGCACAAGACAAAACTAGGTGCTAATAAAGATTATATCGTATTGGCTATTATTGTCAATGATAGAACACCTGCTCATGATTTAGCAAGTTTCATCGAAAACTCTGTCTACGATTTTGAAGATGTAGAAGTAAGTAGTGCCACTGATACAAAAGGTCGTTATTTGATCTATGTTGAATTAAATCGCGATCCTGGTGCATTTAATACTATCAATGGTATTTTAAATGACGCTAAAAAATTAACAGGCATCGAAGACTGGAAATTCAAAGGCATGGGAATGAATACATCTGTTCCATTTGATGAAGAAACATTCACAGCAAATATCATCACTAACCCCAGTGAATACGATCAACTTCATCCAGAAGTCGAAGAAGAACCTGCACAAGAGCCTAGTCCAGAAGAAGTGGCTCAAGAAGAAGTAAGAGAATCTATAAAAAATAGATTAAAATTTTTAATGAGTTATTAATTAATGAGCAAAGAAGAAACAATTAAACTTGAAGGACAAGTTATAGAATGTTTGCCAAACGCAACATTTAGAGTTAAGTTAAACAACACACAGACAGTTATTACAGCAGTGATTAGTGGCAAGATTAGAAAACATAATATCAACATTTTAAATCTTGATAGAGTGGAAGTAGAAATGAGCCCGTATGATTTAACTAAAGGCAGAATTACCTTTAGATTCAAAGGATAAACTTATGTGGATACTTACATGGTTACCAGATTGGGTCACACACGCAATATTTTTTGCTGGTGCCGCTGGTATATTTTTAGGATTTGTTTTAACATTCGTTCCGTTTGTTAAACAATACAAAATGGCAATACAAATTGCCAGCTTATTTGTTTTTGCACTAGGCGTTTACCTAGAAGGTGCCATGGCAGACAACAACGAATGGCTAGCCAAAGTAAAAGAACTTGAATCAAGAGTAGCTATTGCCGAAGAGAAAAGCAAAACTGAAAATATAAAAGTTGAAGAAAAGATTGTAGAGAAAACTAGAGTAGTCAAAGAAAAAGGCCGTGACATTGTTCAATACATTGACCGAGAAGTTGTCAAGAATAATGAAATCATCAAATACGTTGAAAACTGTCCGGTACCAAAAGAAGTACTTAATATTCACAATCAAGCCGCAACAATGAACAGAGGAGATAAGAAATGAAATACTTAATTTTAAGTTTATCCATTTTACTATCTGCTTGTTCAACAGTAGTACCAGTTAAACAAAAGTTTCCAGAAGCTCCTGCTAAGTTAATGACCAAATGTCCAAATCTAAAACAAATAGAGGGCGACAAAGTATCAATCACAGACATGCTCAAAGTGGTTGTAGAAAATTATTCTACATATTATCAATGTGCCGTAGTCACTGATGGTTGGCAAGAATGGTATCAAATCCAAAAAATTATTTTCGACCAAACAAACAAATAATAGCAGTGAATTAGTGTTTTGGTTTAGTAAATAGTTGACAATAGTGTAACTATTTGTTATACTAGCTGTAACACTAATTTCTGTGCTATTTAAGGAGTACCGTATGGAAGAAAATCAACACCACTCAATCAATGAGATATTGGAACAAGCATTTAAACTTGCTTTGCATCGTGAACACGAATATGTTACTTTAGAACATTTAACCATTGTACTACTAGAAAAAGAAGAAGTCCGAGAATATTGTCATACAATGGAGGCAGATGCAGATGCTATCATTGATGATCTAACAGAATTCCTAAATGGACAAGACTACCTAGTAGTCACAGGTTTAACTCGTCCACGCAAAACACAGACATTAGAACGTGCATTTAATCGTGCGTTTACTCAGGCTATCTTTAATGGTCGTGCAGGCATTGCTCCTCAGGACATGTTATTAAGTATTCTCAGCGAACGTAATAGTCATGCTTGTTACTATTTGGCACAGCATAATGTTACCAAAGAAGCATTTTTAGAAGTACTTGGTAAAAATAACAAATCGGAAACAAAAATTAAAAATAGTGCTGAAAAAATTCTAAATGAATTCTGTATCAATCTAAATGAAGAAGCTAAGAATTTAAAAATTGATCCTTTAATTGGACGTAATAAAGAAGTAGAAAAACTTACACAAATTCTTGCTCGACGAAAGAAACGTAATGCTATTCTAGTTGGCGAACCAGGTGTAGGTAAGACTGCTATTGTAGAAGGTCTTGCTCGTAAGATTTTTGAAAAGTCTGTGCCACATACACTCAAAGACTGTATAATTTATAGCTTGGATATGGGTGCTATGATGGCAGGTACAAAATATCGCGGCGACTTTGAAGAACGTGTTAAACAAGTTATTGATGTGTTAGAAGCGCGAACAGATGCTATTCTATTCATCGACGAAATTCACACAATGGTGGGCGCCGGTGCCGCGGGTAATAGTAATACTGACATGGCTAATTTGTTAAAGCCTGCACTAACTCGTGGTAAAGTACAGATCATTGGAAGTACAACCTACGAAGAATATCGCGAATCAATTGAACCCGAACGTGCTCTTGCTCGTCGTTTTACCAAACTAGATGTAGTAGAAATGAGCCCCGAAGATTGTAAAAACATGCTTCATTGTATTATGCCAGAATATGAAAAGTATCACGGAATTGATGTAGAAAGCGACGCCATCGATGCGGTAGTAGACTTAACTGTTAAACACATGCATGACAAGTTTTTACCAGACAAAGCCATTGATATTTTAGATAGTGCCATGGCCAAAGCCAAAGTCGATAGTCGTGAAACTTTAGTAACATTGTTCCATGTCAAAGAAGAAATTAGTATTCAAGCCAAAGTCCCTATGGAACAACTCAACACTCAAATTGAGCCATTGAATTTAGACTATGAATCACAAATTAAAAAATCTGTGTTTGGTCAAGATTCTGCAATTGAAAAACTACTTGACAATGTTTACATTGCTAAGGCAGGTTTAAAAGATCTTACTAAACCCATGGGCAGTTATTTGTTTGTCGGACCAACTGGTGTTGGTAAAACAGAACTTGCACAACAACTTGCTAACAGCCTAGGTATGAAATTGCTACGCTATGACATGGGCGAGTATATGGAAAGTCACAAGGTTGCTAGTTTGATTGGTGCTCCTCCTGGCTACGTCGGCTATGGTGAAGGCGGCACTGGCGCTGGTAAACTTATTAATGATCTGGAACAAACCCCCAGTGCTGTATTGTTGCTAGACGAAGTCGAAAAAGCTCACCCAGACGTCCTTAATATCTTGTTAGGTGTAATGGATAATGGTATGCTGACAAGCAGTAATGGCAAAACTGTTAGCTGTCGTAATCTAATTCTTATTATGACCAGTAACTTAGGTGCCCGTGATGGTGAACGTAGTAAGATTGGTTTTAACAATAGTTTAAATAGCACAGCCAGTTTGGAAGCAGTTAACAAACACTTTACTCCAGAGTTTAGAAATCGTTTAGACGCAGTTATTGAATTCAATAGACTTGCGCCTGAACAAATCACACCTATTGCTATTAAGTTTGTTAATGAACTTAACGATTTGCTGGCAGCTAAAAATATTACCCTTACGTTAAATAGTTCAGCGTTAGACAGATTAGTAGCTGAAGGTTTTGATGAAAAGATGGGTGCCCGTCCGATGAAACGTTTAATTGCTGACAAGATTAAAAAGCCATTGAGTAAACGAATTGTCTTTGAAAATTTAAGTAACTGTGCGTTAACAGTATCACATAACGGCACTGATTATGAACTTATTAATACCTAAATTTGTCAAACAATTTAGCATCGAAAGGAAGTATTATAAAAAGTACTTCTATAAGATAGTTCTTAAAGTTGACGACAACGTTGTCAAGACCAGCGTTCCACGAATGTATCATCCTTTTGGCTTTTCGGCCTTGTATGCGGCCCGTCAAAATCTTGTAAAAGAAATTGCCGCGCTACCCATCCAAGATGCTGATTGTAAAATCCGCAGTGAAAGTCGTTGGGTAAGTGTGTTTACCAACGATCCTGCTTTAATTGAATTATTATTTCAAAATTTAAGCTGTCATATTACTGAATACCATAGTCCTGTAAGTGACGCTCATAAATCGATCGTAGATCAAAATAGGCGCATTAGAGTTAGAAAACGACTGTTTGAAAACGAATTCAAATACAAAGTTTACTTTAGTCAAGACTGGAAATATCGAGAAAATAAATACATTGATGTTAAAAATTGGTTGTCTGGATTAGAAAATTTAGACGGAACTCGATGGGCTGTTAACAAAACATTACAGCAACATTTTGGTAATATGCCAGGTTATAAAGGCTATACAGCGGCAATTTACTTAAATGACCCAGAGGATCTTATGATGTGTCAGATTAGATTTAACAACGAAATTTATTACATAGAAGAAGCTGTGCTTATTAGCAGTTTATAGTAAATTTTGCTTAAACCCCAAAAGGTGTAATTTCGGTTACACCTTTTCTTTTGGCTAAATACACATAACGGAGAATAAAATGGCAAAGATCCAAGAAGAACTAATTGTTATTAAACTTAGCAAACTACACAAAGATAGTCAACATCAAACTTCTAACCTAGCAGGCGACGAAGTTATCAGCGGATTAGAAGCAGTTGTGCAAGAATTGGTAGGTTCTGATGTAATTGTAGAGGTTATACAAGACAATGAATAATACTACAGTAGCAACATTAATGCTGGGTGATACAGAAGATGATCAACTCAGCGATGCAATTCGCGGGGATGGATATTATGGTTATCGTGATGGTAGTCAAACATTAGCAGTTACATTTAATAATTTTATTGGTAGAATTCAAGTTGAAGCAACTCTAGAACTCCACCCAACTGAGCGAGATTGGTTCCCGGTTTGGATGAATAGAGCAACACCATACAAACAATATGGCACAGCTACAAACGGCACTGAAAGTTTCAGTCTCCGTGGAAACTTTGTTTTAATACGTTTTAGAAAAATGCGTAGTTATTTGAGCGACACGTCATCAGTAGGTGATATTACTAAAGTAATGTTGAGTATTTAAAATATGGCAATATATATCGATGATATTGGGCAAGGCGAACTTCCCCTACAAATTAACAATCCACAGGACGGCGAAAGCCTAATATGGAGCGAAGAACTTGGCGCTTATGTAAACGCACCTGGCGGTAGCTCTAGTACTGAACAGATACAGGATACTGTAGCAGACATGCTAGAAGTAGATCCTGATGGTACTCAAGTTGCACTACGCTTAGTCAGCACATATGACGATGTCACTGGTAAGATTACTTTTAACGTAGTCAGTGGTTCTGGCGGTAGTGGTTCTGGCAGTAACAGTATCATTGTTAAAGAGAATGGTGCTACTCGTGGCGTTGCTACAACTTTAGATTTCATCGGACCAAGCATTAGTTTTAATCAAGGTGTTGCTACTCTAACAGGTATGTTAGACAGCGTTTTAGTTAAGAACGCAGGAACAAATATTGGCGATGTCGGCGGCTTTAACTTCGAAGGCTTTGAAATTAGTGTAGCAGATGGTATCGCCACAGTTGTTGCTCCTTTAACTGGAAATAATTATACATTACCAACCGCATCAACAAGTGTACTTGGTGGCGTTAAAGTTGACGGCACAACTATTTTAATCAGCAATGGTGTTATTAGTTCAGTAGGTGGAGGTTCGGGTGGTGGCATTAGTATCAATGATGTTAGTTCATATTTGACTACAAATGGTTATACTACACAAACTTATGTTAACACTCAAATTACTAATTTAGTAGAAGGTGCTCCGACATTACTAAACACATTAGATGAATTGGCGGCGGCACTTGCTGATAATCCAAACTTTGCCACTGACGTATTATTAAAGTCTGGTGGCACAATGACAGGCGCATTAACATTGTCAGGAGCACCAACAACAAACTTACATGCCGCAACCAAGAAATATGTTGATGACAGTATTTCAGCAATTCCGGCACCAACAACAAACTTGGATGCACTAACTGATGTAAACTTATTAGGTGCAACTGCTGGTCAAATTTTAGGCTGGAATGGAACAACATGGGTTCCGGTTAATAACAGTGGTGCCAAAGGTGACAAGGGCGATACTGGTAATATTGGTCCACAAGGATTGTCAATCACAGCCGCTACTGTAACTATTGCAGGTCGTTTACAATTAACATTAAGTGATAACACAGTAGTTGATGCCGGCAATGTGTCTGGTGTTAAAACAGCCGCAGTTAATGGCAGCGGTGATTTAATCTTAACAAAACAAGATAATACAACAATTAATGCTGGTAGCGTAATTGGTCCAAAGGGTGATACAGGAAATGCCGCTACAGTAACAGTAGGTAGCGTAATAACCGGAACTGCTGGTAGTAGTGTAGCAGTTACCAATACTGGATCAAGTGCTGCCGCTACACTAAACTTTACTATCCCTCGTGGCGATAAAGGTGAAACAGGTGTTGGTATTAGTACTGCCGCAGTTAATGGCAGCGGTGATTTAGTTATTACTAAAACAGATAGTTCAACTGTTAATGCAGGTAGCGTAATTGGTCCAAAGGGAGATACTGGAACTAAAGGTGACGCAGGTACAATTACACTTGGTGCAGTTGCTACAGGTGCGGCAGGTACCGATGTATTAATTACAAATACTGGTACTGCTAGTTCTGCTACATTAAACTTTACCATTCCAAAAGGTGACACCGGTGTCGGTGTTTACAGCGCAGTAGTTAACAGTGGTGGTAATTTAATACTTACATTAGACGATACTAGCACAATCGATGCTGGTAGTATTGTTGGTCCAAAAGGCGACAAGGGAAATAAAGGCGATGCTGGTTTATCTGTTACTGCTGCCGCAGTTAGCGGTGACGATTTAACTATTACACTATCTGACTCTACTGTACTCAATGCTGGTAATGTACGTGGTCCACAAGGTACACAAGGTATTCAAGGTAATGCTGGAACAATTACTGTTGGCAGCGTAACAACTGGTGCCGCTGGCAGTAGCGTAGCTGTTACAAATACCGGTACTAGTTCAGCGGCTACATTAAACTTTACAATCCCACAGGGTGCTAAAGGTGATACCGGTACAAGTTATACAGTCAACGGCAAGAGTGGTAGTGTACAAATTTATGGTGTACAAAATACAACTCAACCAGGTTATGATTTAGAAGTTGATTTATCCAATAAAGCAGGTAAATTAAACACAGCAAGAAATATTAGTTTAAGTGGTAAAGTTACTGGTTTGGTCAGCTTCGATGGTAGTGCCAACGTTACTATGACCACAGCATTGAATGCTGTTACAACAAGTGATATAACAGAAGGCACTAGATTATATTATACTGATACTAGAGCAAGATTAGCGTTAAGCTCTACTGCCGACAGTAATATTAGTAGCTTGATTAGCTATGATGATACAACTGGTGTTATTAAATATCGTGCTAACACAAGTTACATCACAGAAGGTAGTAACTTATACTTTACAAATACTCGTGCTGATGCTCGTGCAGATACACGTATTGCGGCAAGTAGCATTAATGCATTGTTAGACGTTGATACAGTTACAGCGGCTCCCACTAATGGACAAGTATTGACTTGGACCGGTAGTGCATGGACTCCAAGTACAGTCAGTGGTGGCAGTGGTGCAGTTGCCAGTGTCAACGGCTTAACTGGCGCAGTAACATTGAACACCGACAGCGTTGGCGAAGGATCAACTAATTTATATTACACAGCATCACGTTGGGATACAAGATTAGCAACAAAAACAACTGATAATTTAACTCAAGGTAGTATTAACAAATATTATACAGATACACTTGCTCGTGGAGCATTTGGAGCCGGAACTGGTTTAAGTTATAATTCAGGAACTGGTACTTTTGCTCTTAATACGTCTACTGACAACGTTTCAGAAGGCAGTTCAAACTTATATTATACAAGCGCACGTTTTGACACACGTCTAGGACAAAGTAACTTAAATGCATTTGCCGACGTTGCTAATACAACGCCTACCACAGGACAAGCACTTGCTTGGAATGGTAGTGCATGGGCTCCAGCAACTATTAGCTCGGGTGGCGGTGGTGGAGGTAGTTCTGGAGTATTCCGTGCTACTGTTCAAGTCGAATATGACGCCAGTGCTAACTTAGCAAGTGTTAGTGTATTAAGTGGTGGTATTAGTGCTGCCATTGCTACTGCGGTATCAACAACTGCTACAGTAACATTTACATTTACAGGTAGTGCTTGTTCTCCATTAAATGTACAAGTATATGGATATCAACGAGCAAGTAACATTTATGTTACCAGAGGCATTGGTAGCGATTTTACATCAAGAACAATGGCAGGCGGTGGTTCAAGCGGTACACCATCAGCGTTTAGCGCATTTGACCCTGCTGTTAATACAATGACACTAAGTTTAACTAAAGCCTTAACTGGAGCAAGTAGTCCTATTGGACAAACGACACATTGTGTAGTACATTTCTTATTGAGTAGCGTATAAAGGAAGTTAAATGACTATTAATGCTTGGAAAACTAGTTTCGAAGGACTTAATAAACCTTCAAGAGTTTTATCCGGAACTGCCGATTCATTCCAAGGAGCATCTCTATGGCCTTATGCTAATGGCCAAGATGATCCATATTGGAGCGGTGGTAGTAACCCACAATTTTATCAATGGGAAGTAACTTTTACAGTTAATGAGAAATCGCATGGTAGCCATTTAACACGTACACCATTTAAATTTGATGCTCAGGACATTGAAGTAGGAGACTTTGTTGCCGGAGCATCCGATGGCAAAGTTTGCCAGATTATGAGTATCACTTCTAAAACTAACAGCACGTTAACTGCCGTAGTTGAAGATAGATTACGCTATAACACATTTCGTGATCCCACAGGCTTTGGATTATTCGTCGCACCTGGTCCTGTTATATTTTTCCAAATTAACGAACTTGGTTATCCAATGTTGGATCCATTACCTCCAGAAGGTGCCGCAGACTTTTTTAGTAATGTTGCAAGTAGATTCCAATATTTAAATCCATTGACAAACTATCTACTTGAAAAAACTAACAACGGTTTTGAAGCAGGTGATGCTATCTGTATAGAAAATGGTGAATTTGTACTCAGTGACAGCGACAATGTAACAAAATTTATTGGTACTGTGTTACATCCTGGTCCAGGTCCCGATCAATTTATTTTAAAACCAGCTAATGGCATTATCGACTTTGTTGCTAGTTTGCCAGGCAATGTAGGCGATTACATTTATCCGAGTATTGATGGAAGCGGAGATTTAACCACCAATGATCAAAGTCGTCGTCCGATCTTTATGAAGATTGCCAATGCTATTCCTTGTATTACTACTGGCACTGGTATCGACCCACAAGGCACTGATGGTGATATTTATGATTTCAATAGAACTCAAGTAACTGTTTTCGGTTCAGGTAGTGGCACATATAGTATTGACGATGCAGTATCGGCAATTAATTTATTAACAACTGATCATAAAATTACAGCAGTTAAAGTAGGTGCTGCCACAGAAGTTGCCAGCGACATTGCAGGACAGGGTAATGCTTATGGCGTTATTGCTGGTTATACTCCTTTTAGTGCAAGCATCAACGGAGTAACTGTTAGCTTTATAACAACTACCAGCGGTAGTACTGCCTACGGCGATCCTGCAATCGCAGACGCCAATGACATGGTCAAAGATATTAACGCGGCAAAAATTACAGATATTGTTGCCAGTATCGTTAATGGCAGTGAAATTAAACTACGTCATAATGCTGGTGGCGCAATTACTATTGTAAATATTACAGCAGATACAAATTCTAGCAACTTTGCAGGCACAGGTTCAGTAACAAGTTTACCATTAACTACAGCCGCAAATACTACTACCTATGCGCTACGTTTAACTAGAGACGATGGCGGACCGTTGACAATTAGAGATCTTCAAGGTAGCTTTTTAAATACCGCCGGAGTTATCAGTGGACAAAACGGACGCTATGCTCTAGGCTTATACATCGAACAAGGTCTACGTAACAGTAATACTACTGTAGTTGCTGACATTGCCGCACGTGATGCATTGTATCCACTAGTGGGAGACTGTGCTTATGTTATAGATGCAGGTCATGGTGAATGGGCACAGTTTATGTTTGACGGCAGCGTCTGGGCCAGAGTTGGCAATAAACGCAGTGACGAAACAGATGCAAGAACATTGGTATTAGATGTAGATTTATCTACAACTTTAGGCACACAGAGTTTAGGTTATATCAGCGCAGACAGAACAGTTATTAGTGTAAAAGTATTAGTAACTACTCCTGGACCAGATGACGCTGAAATAACAGTTGGAACGGCAGCAAGTCCTGCTGAATTTTTCCAAGCACAAGACGTTGTATTGTATAAATCAGGACAATACTCAACAACCAGTGATTACAGAACAACAGCCTACACAGAAGTTGTAGCAGATATTACTAATCCAACACCTGGAGTTGGACAATGTACAATTATTTTAACATACGTATAAGGAATTAATCATGCCAAAGATGGAAGAAGACGATTTTACAAACGCAGGCAATTTGCCGCAGATTGCCGCAACTAGAAGTCCACCAGGACCAGCTAGTTCGTTTGGAGGCTTTGGCGGATCAGCATCTGATACAGGATTTGGAGGATCATCAAATGGATTTGGGAACACATCATCAAGCGGGGCTTCAGCATTTGGCCAACCTTCGTCAGGAGGCTTCGGCTCATCCAGTTCGTTTGGTTCATCAGTGCCATCAGCAGGTTTTGCAACAGCCGCAAATAATAATACAAGCACACAGGCCGCAGGAGCAATGCACTCAGGTGGAGAATCAACAGTTGCTCTAGACAAAGATGCTCAAGATTGGATCAACAAAAAATGGCGCCCGGTTATGGGATGGGTCTATATGCTTACTTGTACCATGGACTTTGTTGTATTCCCAATTTTATGGAGTTTGTTACAAGCTCTAAGCAAAGGAAGTGTAACCAGCCAATGGCAACCATTAACACTACAAGGTGCTGGTTTATATCACATCGCTATGGGTGCTGTTCTTGGTATTGCTGCTTATGGGCGTACAAAAGAAAAAGTTGAAGGCAAAGCGTAAGTAACACTATGATCATAGATGAATTTGACCACTACTTTAGATTATGCTTAGATAGAACACTTACTAGTGAAGAAGCAAAGGCGTATCTAATGGTGGTCAATGAACTTGCCGACGTTGAACCAGAAGATGATGATACTGTAATGGTTTATCATTTAGACGACAAAGAAGAAGATGGCAATCCACATTGTTACGATGTTAGATTAGCTTCTAGTATAGACGCAGAGCAGGGAGACCAAATCCTTGCCAGTCTAGAAGAAATGTTTCCAGATGATGATTTTGACTGCGAAAGTAGTATGGAAATTAACGAAGCTCAATCCTATTTGCACTCAGCTGTAATGGAACAGTTAAATAAACGATTAACCTTTTAACATTGCATACCATTCAGGATCTACATCTCTGAATGCACGATAGTTTTTGTATAGATTATTTGCAATTACAGTATCGTCTTTCTTGTCTATATATTTTACAATTTCCAAAGTATCAATTTTATTTTCAAGGTTAACAAACTTTAATATTTTTGGATATTTGTCTTTGTACAGTTCATTTAGATAATTTTTTGCACGTTGATTAATATTATATGTACATAGCTCGTTTGGTGCAAATAGCATATTTGCTGTGACTTTGACTCCGGCATTTGTAAAATATTCGTAGACGGTGTCATATTTGTGAATATTAAATGCACTTAATGTACAAACAATATTTAAATAATGAGAAGGCAGATTTAAAAATTCATTTTGGTATTCTTTAAAATTTTCAATCCATCGATCCCACACAACATTAGTTCTAATATATTCAGCTAATGATGCGGTACCGTCTATGCTAACGTCGATGTCGACTTTTTTAAATAATTTAAGTAAGTCACAACGCCGCTGATTTAATTTAACTGTACCATTCGTATTAACTTTGAACGTTATATCTTTATTATAACCTTTTTTGCAGATAGTTTCTAACAACGTCCACATTTCTTCGTGTAACAAAGGTTCACCGCCACTAAATCTAATATATCTAAGTTTATCTAAATTATCTAATATACTAGCATATAGCTTAGAGTTTCTATCAATCATAGTTTTTATTGGCGGTCCGTTGCCAGTAAAGGTCCCTAACAATTCCATTTCTTGATGCAATAAATTAGAATTTTTGTGGGAACATATTCTACAAGCCAGATTACATACATTACTAAAATCAATGTGCAAGTAACTTAATGATGGATTTTCTAAATGATTAATATTTTCATTTGTATAATTACTATGATGTTCACTGTGTGATAAATCTAGTCTACAATTAAAACAATTTTGATGAATCGTCCCTTTGATAAAATCCTGTCTTAAATATTCGCTGGCCTTATTGAAATGTTCTAAAATTGACTTATCATTTTCTATTTCTATTTCGTTTTTTTGATCATATGTAATATGACAACATGGTTTTGCAGATGTATTGCTAATCAACATAGAACTAAACGGAGCCACACATGCTACCGTTTTATAATTTCTATATTTTTCATCTTTCATAACGTATTTATGATTGACATTAATTAAAATATAGTGTATAATCTTAACATGACTAAACGAATTGGTTTTGCTTGCAAATGGATTGACCACCCACATCAAGTCGATGGGATTAAACCCAAAGACGACTGTAAACAGTATAACACTGGTACAACTACTATCACTTGGCTTAAACGCCAAACTAAAGAAGTAGCTGAACAAAAGCTATGGGACTTAATGGTTCAAAATTTAGAAGCAACAAGAAAACTTGTAGAAAGAGTGGGACAACTTGAAGAAAGTCTTAGGATGGTGCGTATTAGCAGTGATCTGCTGCCTGCTTATACTGAACCCACATGGAGTTACTTCTGGCGCCGTACAGATGTTATGGATTACTGTAGTAGAGTTTTTTCGAACATTGGCAACATTGCTAGGACTAATAACGTTAGGCTTAGCTTTCATCCTGGACAGTTTTGTGTTTTGGCTAGTGAAACTGCTAGCATTGTTGATCGCAGTATAGAAGATTTTGAATATCATGCTGACATGGCTCGTTTCATGGGCTATGGTAAAACGTTTCAGGATTTTAAGATTAATGTACATATTGCAGGACGACGTGGTCCACAGGGTATTAAAGATGTAATGAAACGTTTAACACCTGAAGCACGAAACATGATTACCATTGAGAATGATGAAATTTCTTGGGGTATTGATTCGAGCATAGAATTAGTGGATACTTGTGCTCTAGTACTTGATATCCATCACCATTGGATTAAAACAGGAGAATATATTGAGAACAATGATGACCGCATTAAAAAGATTGTTGATAGTTGGCGTGGTGTTAGGCCTGTTATACATTACTCCGTCAGCCGTGAGGATGTACTTGTCGGACATTCCGGACACGAACGCCCCGCTCTTATTCCGTTAATGGAAAATGGCTATAAAAAAGGCAAGCTAAGAGCGCACAGTAATTTCTATTGGAATGACGCAGTAAATACATGGGCTATAACACACAGCACATGGGCAGACATCATGTGCGAAAGCAAGGGCAAGAACCTTGCTAGTTTTAAATTAAAGGAATTATTGTAAATGGAATTTAGAATTAGAGATGATATTGAAATTAAATCACTATCGTTTAGAAAAAACGAAATAACAACATATACCAGCGAAGATACTGCTAGACTAGTTTCATATTTTTTATCTGAGATTAATAAAATAACTGATCTAAGTAAACCAATTGGAGTCAAACATGGCTTAATTAGTCATATATCTGCATGTTGCATGTTGGCCTTAATTAAATCTGGTCGAGATTACGGATTAATTTATTATAAAACTGGCAGTAATCGAGAAAATGCCGATGTTCATTTCTCGCATATTTTTGAATTAGGCCCACTATACACATTATATTCTGATGATGCAACCATTATGATGAAATATGAAGCTGAGGGTCTCTCTCATCCAATTGAAACAGATTTAACTTTTAGATTTAGTGAAGCACAGACAGTTTATGCATTATCTCTAGAATCTGACGTATTGGAAATTTTAACAAACACTGGTAAAATAGAAGAAAGTGCAGTCAAGGCTGCAATGGAACATTATTTTTCAGAAGACGATTTTTGTGTTTTTAGCAGGCCACTGAGGCATGTTGGTGTAGCAACCCTTTGTATATATCCGGCTTTATTTAAAGCCAAAGGAATTGCATTCTGTAGAGAAATTGAAGATTGGAAAAAATTATATCATCTAGCTACTCACGTGCATATGGGCTATGATATGATGACTACTAAATTTCCATTGCCACAGAAATTGCGGATGTTAACTACCGGTGGATATGATTTCAATAAAGATTTTATAGAATATGCACATTTACAATCAGAAATAGAAAACATTGTAGATTGCTATGGAACCAGAAATTATCCACCACCTATGGCAATTCGTCATTTGAGGGGGTCTAATTATCCCATTCCATTTAAATGGATTAATGAATATATTAAGCCAAAATTTGAAAATAATTGGTTATATTTGTCAGATGATGAATTAACTTTTAAAGGGACAGATTATCAATATAAAAGAATCGATACAGTATTTGCAGTAGATGACAATACCTTTCATTTACTAGATATTTCTACTTTATACAAAGATCCTTTGCCGGAGGTTGATATTTCTACAGTGGAAGTTTCTGAGATCGCTGTCTTAAACAAAGATATTTTCCAAGAAATTGACGTTTCCACTCTACACGAAAATTTCTTAAAAAAGATTAAAAAAGAAAAATTAAATGCAATTTCGAATATAAGAATGAATCATCAAAATTATTCGGATAATGATTTTGTAGATTTTGTAAGCCGTAATTCAAATTTAAATTTGAAACTTGCATACCATCATGAAAACGGACATTTTAATCCTAAAATATTAGTTAACGCAAATGAATTAGACGACAGTTTAAAATTTGTCAAGGATAATGATATCGAAGCAGTGATTTATATCAAATATGATGTGCCGCAATGACCAACGAACAAGCATTAGAATTGTATGCCGCAATGGAAGTAGAGTTTGGTGTACTGCCCGACTTTGAGCACTATCCAATTCAATTTCAATATTACTATAAACTTTTCAAATTAATTAAAAGTAGGAATTAGTGATCAAACACTAAAATAATAGCAGAAAAATGTTGCGTCGCAACATAAATAATGTTATAATAAACACATAGCGTCTAAGGATAGAGCTATTTTATTACTTGCTTACATTAAGGAGAAAATTATGTTTACAGTAGATTCAACAGTAGATACCATTCAAAATGGTAAAAAACAATTCGTTAAGACTTTCGTACAAAACGAAACAGCGGCAACAGCAATGAATGAGTTCATTGATGCACAGGCCGAATACACTAAGAAAGCCGCTAAAGTTGGTATGGATACATTCACAACATTGGCCACAGAGTCAACTAAAGCCATGCAAAATGCTATGAAATTTGACTACACTAAGTTCGGTGAAGGCATTATGAAGGCTTACACAGCTACTACATCTAAGAAATAATTAAATTTTACTTCTAGATCAATCCTTGCTAAATAACATATTAGCAAGGATTTTTTTATGAGATTTAACGAATTCAATGAAGGCATAGACCCTAGTGCAAAAGCCGCAATCAAAGGTATGCGTGAACTAAGCGGTGATCAATACTATGGTTTATACAAAACTATGAAAGATGTTGCTGGCCATGATGGCGAAAAGCAAACAGCTCCTGAAGGTGTAACAGATCACGAAGTCAGCGACAAGCCATTTGCTTATGCTTATACTGATGAAGAAAAGAATATGATCAAAGGTGTAGATCCCAAAGCTAAACAGATTACCAGCGATAAGAGTGAAGAACTAGATGAAGGTGTAGCAGAAGCAGGCAATAATTATCATGCTAACCGTACAGGTTTTGCTAAACCACAAGGACATAGAGATGATGAGCGTCATGATTTAGATGTAGCCCGTCCGCTAATCTACGGATTAAAAATCAACGGCAAGATTTGGCAGAAAGACGGCAACACAGTTACATTCTTTACTAAAGAACGTGCCTTGGCTGCTAGAAATGCTATACTTGCAAAACGTCCGGACGTAGAAGTTGGACTAGCACAAAGACCACAGGATTGATATTATGCGTTTAGATGAATTCACAGACAACGATGTTCCAGAAGTTGGAGACATACTAGAAGTAGAGATAGGCGACGAAGTTGTTGAAACTGTGATCGCTGCCATAGACAACGGTGACTATATCTGCGAAACAGACAATGATGTAAGTATGTCTTTGTTAGAAGCAGAGTATCACGGACGTAAAGTTAAATTAGGCAAACCCATGCCAGGCGATGTTAAAAAATCAAAGGTGTATGTTAGAAATCCTAAAACAGGTAAAGTAATTAAAGTAAACTTTGGCGATCCTAATATGCGTATTAAGAAAAGTAACCCTGCACGTAGACGTAGTTTTAGAGCAAGACATAACTGCGCTAATCCTGGACCAAGAACTAAAGCACGTTACTGGAGTTGTAGTAAGTGGTGACCTTGACGGATAATGAATTTAACTCAGATGGCTATTGGCGAAACCCAATAGCCAAATTGCTTTATACGCCCACATACGAAGATGTTGAATTGTTTGATCAAAACGGCTACGATCTAACACAATTAGAACAGCACTTTGCTTACGGTAATTATGTTAAACCTAAACGACAACGTGAACATAGATTTGCAATTAAAAAAGACTGGCATACACAATTCGTTAAATTAGAAGGTTGCGTGTTAAATCACAGCAGTCTATTTGAACGCAAAGCCTACGCTGATCTTGCCTTAGAACAATTACAGCATTGGGCAGACAAACTTCCGTTAATACACAAAGTTATATCTATACGAGCAAAGTGGGGTTTAGACTTTAGTATGGATTATGTTGACCGTCAAGGTAATGCCTTTGAAGTATTGCATTGGGAATGGGACAGTTTTGATTTCAATGAAATATCTGCAATTAAGCAAGAGATAGAACCAATACTGACCAGCATAGATTGGACAGACGCTGTGAACCATTTGATTAAATACAAAGAGAAATGGCACCATTTAGACTTCTTTGCACAAAGCGATTGGAAGTGTAATTACTTTGGAGTACCAAAGGAACGATTCAAAATGGTCATATGGAAATAATAATGAAAAGAATAATATCTGTATTTTTAATGCTTGTAAGTACACAAGCATTCGCCTGGGAACAACGTAACCCATTACCCTTAGAACAATGTAAAGTTCACAGCCCATACGGCTTTGCGTCTACACAACGTCCTGCTAATCCTATATGCAGAGAAGCATACCTGGTTGCTTATGATGCTCCTGTTAAGATTCCTGCCTATGTTGCTTATACATTAACACCTCCTAACGCACTAGGATGCTGGCCACGTACAAATGCTTTTGTAGCAGACAAATCAGTACAAGGTGGTGCTCGTCCAGATGACTACGCTGGCACAGGCTACGATAAAGGACATGCCGCACCAGACGGCGATTTGAGCTGGAGTGAGATTGTCGAATACGAAAGTTTTTTAATGACAAACATGTATCCTCAGCACGGCAGTTTAAACAGGGGAATATGGAAGTTGTTAGAGACGTCCATCAGAGGTTGGACAGTCCAACGCAACCAGCCTTTTACCATATACGTTGGCGCATTCTATGGCGCTGGTAATGAAACAATCGGTGCTGGCGTAATTGTCCCGCATGGTTACTATAAGATTGTAATTAACAATGCCACTAAAGAAATTGCAGGGTGGGCGTTTCCGCACACAAAACCCTATGTTAACTTAGGCAATGATTTAACCAAATTCCGTTTACCTATTAGTCAAATTCAAACAACTGCAGGTGTACAATATAAGTTTCCTGCAGGTGCCAAAGAATTAAATCCTGGTGCAGAATGGGCAGTTGATTATGGTGCGTTGACTAATGCTAAACGTGCTAAATGTAAGACTAACGATTAAAGTTTAGTATACGCAAAGTACAATCTATCGTTGTTATCCTTCTTAAAGGTATCTAATTTTAGATTGTACTTTTCAGCAAATTCATTTACAACTTCGAAACTCCACGGGAATATGTCTACATAAGGACCTGTCTTATGTAGAATTCCTGGATTAGCACGTAGATAAAACTTACCGCCTTGTTTTAACAAGTTAACACAATGACTAAATCTTGCTTCAATTTCGTCCTTGCTATTAAAGTTAATACTACCTAAGGCCATAATAACATCATGACTTTCTGGTTTCACTTTGTAATCTAAAATATCAACTTCATAATCAGCTTGATTGTTATATGGATCAATACCTATGATATTTTGTATACGTCCTTTGAAAGGATGATATCCACAGCCCACATCTAATACTTTTTCTGGGTTAAGTTTATTAACTTCTTCAGCTAATTCCCAACCTGTATGTTCGTAATCGCCTGTACGTGGCTTCCATATCTCACCAAAGAAACGATTGATATACCGTTCACTTAAATCTGCTGTGATTTCTTTTAGTGTGCCAATATAATCGCAGGGTAAATGAAGTTCAGCTTCTACAGCATCTTTGAACTTGCTATATCGAGCAGGTGTCCAAGGTAAATCTTGGACTATGGTATTTTCTTCGAAACCATTAAAAATTTTTTCATACTTGGGTAAATTAAACGCAAGTTGTAAATTTTTTTGTAAAAGTGTAAAAATTTTAGTATTCATAGTGTTTTTTGATTCTTTGTCATAAATAAACAATGTAAACTAATATATATCAGATTAGTTCACTATTTAAATTGTAAAGGAACATCATGAAAAAGTTATTGGCAATATTAGCCCTAATCCCAGCACTAGCATTTGCGTGGGAACCCTCCAAACCAGTACAAGTATATATTGGTAATACGCCAGGTGCCGGCAATGAAATGGCATTTAGAAAACTAGCAGAAATCGTACAAAAACAAAATCCCAAGTTTACTTATGTTGTACAAAACATTCCTGGTGCTGACTCTGTTATCGCCAACAACAAGTTCTTAGATGTACCAAATGATGGCCACACAATTAACTTACCAAGTCACATGAGCAGTTATGTTACTAATGACATTTGGGAAAAGAATATTAAAAAATACAACTACGATAGTTTTGTTGATGTTTTAACAATGGGCAAGAGTCCTTTAGTATTAGTTGCTAGTGTTAAAAGCGACGTTAATACTCCGGAACAATTTGTACGTTTGATTCGTACTGCAACAAGTCCTGTTAATGTAGCTATTGGTGGCGGAGCACATAGAACAGCTTTTGAATATTTGATGGACAAAGGCAAAGGTAATAAAGACGTAGTTAAGAGTATTAAGTTTAATGGTCCATTACCAGCTGTTACTAGTGTAGCAAGTTATGATGGTAAAGTTGGTACAGAGTTTGGTATTATGCCTATTGCTGTTGCTAAGCCATTAGTAGAAGCAGGTAAAGTAAAAGCTATCGGATTCACTGGCACACAACGTATGGCACAGTTTCCAAACGTTCCATTGTTGCGTGATGTAGCACCAGGCATTAACGTGTATGCGGCTTGGAGTATTCAGTTACCTCCAGGTACAGACAAAGAAATTACTGCATGGTATCAGCAACAATTTGCTGCCGCTGTTCGTAGTAAAGAGTATAGAGAATACACAGATGCCAATGTTATTTTTTACGCAGAAGATGAATTAACTCCTGCAGGATTGAAAAAGCACATGGATGAACTACGCACGGCATTTATCCCTGTACTAAGTAAAATTGATCTTAGCAAGGAATAAAATTGAAATATATATTTGTAGCAGGTGCTCCAGGCAGTAAATGGAGCTCCGTAGTTAAAAACATTTACTACAGTCCGGACATCGATAACAGTGATTACAGAGATGAATGGACTTATTATCATGACGCTGGTGATACTGGCGTTAAAGATTTAATGCATTTAGGTGCATACTTTGATCCTGGCATGATTAGTCCATTGCCAGAAGATTTAACAACATTAAATCGTGAACAATTAGAAGCACTATTTGAACCACCATTTCAATTTAAAGAATCCAAAGGTACACGAATTATTAAAAGCCATGTGTTTAGCAATCACATTGAACATTTACGTAAATTGTTTCCCGAAGTTCCTATTGTAATTGTACATCGCAGTGATGACAGTTGTTTGGGTTGGTGGGTCAAATGTGGACACTTTGATATTACATATCCTGATTATCATGAATACTTTAAAGATTTAAAGAACATGGCTAAGATTATTAAAAGTCAAAATGCTGATATTTTAACTGCATGGTGGAAATACAATGGTAAAATTGTCACAGACAATATTCAATTAGCCAAGGCATTAAAAATTGAATTACCCACTAAAGAGTATTTCCAAGATTACGCAATATCCGATATACGGGTTATGGTAATTTAATGAAAACTATGTTAATTGTCACAGGGCCGCAAGGCTCTGGCAATCATTTGTTTAGTAAAATATTTGCGCTTAACAATAAAGTCTACGGTTGGAATCAATTATTAGATACATTTTGGATAGCACATAAAGATGAACCGTTTGCAGAGCATTGGAACAATCCTGAACTGTTAAAGTCATTTGATTGGATGCAAAGTGATTACTATGTTACTAGTATTAGTTGTCCATATCACAATATAGATATTCCTACAATTCCTAACTATCAACAATTTATTGCTACGTTACAAGAATTAAATATCAAAGTTAAACTAGCAATTATTGGACGTGATCAAAATATTTTAAAAAGTCAGCAACAGCGTGTTAGAAATCGTGTGTCGTTGAATGATTTTATAGAACAATTAGACTATCTCAATACTTTAGATCCTATATACCTAAGTCAAGAATTATTATACTTGTACAAAGAACATTATGTTAATAACATTGCTAAGTTGTTAGATTTTCCTATGAATAGCAATGATCCTAGGATTGCAGAGATATTAGAATCCGATGCAAATAGTAAATACATCAACGACATTGAAATTCAAGAATTAGACAAATTTGTCAGAAAGGTCAGTTTTATAAAATGATTAGTAGTTGGGACACATCAAAAGAAAAAAGTAAATATCACTTTGATGATCAATTTGCACATGATCCAAAATTTGATACAGTAATAAATTTAGGGCAAATTAAACCTTGCTGGGACGAAGAACTCAAAGAGATTATTGCCACAGCAAAACCTTCAACATGGCGTACTCGTGGCTATAAGGGTGAGGGTGTAGAAGCACCACGTGAAGATCAAATTGCCGAAGAGTATGATATGACTCGTGTAGGCATGGATCCAGAAATGACTATTACACATTTGAACTGGAAAATACCTCCAGTGTTAAAACAAATCACAGAATTGTTTGCATTAGATGATGTAATGGAACGTATTCACGTACAAATGCCAGGAGAAGTTTGGAACCGTCACTTAGACAAGCTACAAAAATGGTGTCTGGAAGACCCGAGTAAAGTCATGCGTATTATGATTCAACTTACAGACTGGGAGCCAGGACAGTTTTGGGAATATGGCAACTACCATCATAGTAAATGGCGTGCAGGTGAAGTGACAACATTTGAATGGGCACACGTTCCGCACAGTACGGCCAATGCTGGATTTAAGCCTAGAGTTACATTTCAGTTAACGGGTGTTAAAACAGAAAAGACTATGTCTTTTCTAAATACACTTAGCCAGTGTGAATATAATTTACTTCGCTAAATATCTGTAACACTCTACCTTAGGACCTTTGCGTTATAAGAGTGTAGGCGGCTGCTGCCTAAAATGTAAGTTACGCCAGACTTCATTTAAAGTGAGCACTAAATAATGCTATGAAGACAGCAATCATAGTTAATGGAATATGCCGCCAAACATTGGTATCTTCAATGTCTTGGGGCGTGTTTCCTTTTAAAGCCGATTGGTATCTTAGTACTTGGGATTACACACAAGAAACATATTTTCCAGAAGTTGTTCCAAGCAAAAAAGAAATTGATAACATTAGACATTTATTTAAACATATAGAAATTAGTGACTACGAAGAATATTTTACAACTAATATAGTAAATGGTCATATTAATCCAATGTTTAGAAGTTTTAAATTGTTAGATTCTATTAGAAATACAATTTTATCACAGAATTATGAACGTGTTATTGTATTCCGTCCCGATTTATATCTAGAAAAATTAGAACATCTTACTGACAATGATTTTGATGTTAGCAATAATACTGTTAAAATTTTAGGATTACATGCACCGCAAGACTACTATGATGTAAGAAAACAAAAATCAGATGATTTATTTTTTGTAATGCCAATTAATATTTTTGAAAAATATGCTGATTTAGATTTTGTAAAGAATTTAGATAGAAAATTTAAATATTCAGGCAATATACACAAATTTACGTATCATTTCTTTACTTCATTGGCAACTAAAGTAGAACCTATAACAAAAATGAAATCCATATTAGTTAGAAGAGAAGCAGAAAACTATTACATTCAACACAACAAAATAGATTTTGATAAAATTGTAGATATTTTTATGGAAGTATACATTAATAAAGATTTAAAAGGTATAGGTAAATTCTGGAATCAATTTAATAAGATAGTAATTCAAATACCTGATACAGAAAAGATTAAAATATCACAAGAAAATGGCGGAATTTTAAAATTAAGGAAACAATGAAAACATTAATATTGGTAGCGTTACCAGAAGAATTAGATAAAAGTTTAGTAGACTGCCCAGTAGTTTATACAGGTGTCGGCTTATCAAATGCCGCAATGCATACGACATTGGCTATCATGCAACATAGACCCAAGTTAGTTATTAACTATGGAAGTGCCGGCAGTTTAAAAGGCATCACAGGATTAAACAGCGTTACTAGTGTTTGTCAACGCGATGCTGATTGCAGTCCGCTTCGCCAAAGAGGTTACATGTTAGGTGAAAATGTGTTATACTATAACAGTAAAGAAGTAGGCGTTAGAGTAGGATCAGGCAATAACTTTGTTACAAATCCAGATTCATGGACACTAGAGCATTGTGACTTAGTAGACATGGAACTTTGGAGTATTGCCAAAGTCTGTGAGCATGTTAAAATACCCTGGATAAGCCGCAAATGGGTCAGCGATAATGCAGACGGAGAAGCAGGTGCAACTTGGGAAGATGCGCTACTAGCAGGACAAACAGAATTCGTTAATTGGTTTAATAACCGTTAACACAAAATCATATACACGGTTGTTTGATTAGCGTTGGCTAATCCCTATTGAGGTTGTACAGGTTGTGCTGTGCCGTCAGAGTCTTAGGTTGTGTACGTCAGGAACTAACGAAAGGTTCTAAAAGATTGCGGAAATGTGAAAAAGATACAACCGCAGATATTTACAATTTCGCTGTATGGGATTGTAAAATCACCGCTGACAGTCAAATCTTGAGTAAGGGGTACAGGTCAACCGCCTCTGTTTTAATTAAATCTCATCAATACAGTATGAAAGCAGGACTCACGAAATGTTTTTATTTTTTGCCGGTAAACGGCAAATTATGACCGAATCTACGAAATATTTAATCAGCATTAAATCACAGTCCAAAACAATAAAAAGAATAGAAAATTGTTTCGAATACGTAGTATGAAGAAACAAATGTGCAAAGCACATAGAAAAGTGCTTGTAATATATGGATAGTCATGACTGGATAAATAATTTTATGCTAATAGAAGAAATAATTGACGAATATAGAGTAATGCACAGACGTTACGATCCAACTGCTCACATTGACGACGGGAATCGTAACAAGTCTAAATTCAAAAAAGTTAGTACTCCATTAACTGATTTTGAAGTACGTTATAGAGATAGTGGCAAATATCACGATTATTTCTTATACAGTAAAGAAACAGGCAGATGTGTAGGGTTGTTTACTATTGAAGATATTAAAGGTAGATATAAAGGTGCAAAACCAGGCGTACGAGCTGTTACTCCACATATGGCATTGGCTCCTGAAGCACAACGTCAAGGCATTAGTACACTGGCGTATACAACATTTTTACGTGGCGGACCATGGATATTTGTAACAGATGAGCATACAAGAGCTGCATCAAAATTATGGGACAGTATTGCTACGGGAGATATTATTAGTTTTTATATCGATGTTGTTACACAAGAAAAAATTGATACTCCTGGTTCTTATGGTCTCGACCTAAGAGTGTTAGGTCCTGCAGATAGATTTATTAAAACAAATGTTTAATTTATAATAAATACTAGTTATATATTGGAGTTAGTATGATTTTAAACGAAGGCGGTAATGTATTTGCAGATGCTACGCCATTTGACCATAAAGATGTCCCTGCTATTTTAAAAACAATTAACGGCGCCTTACAGGGTACTGGAATTACAGTTATTCCAGTTGGTAGTGCCGCTACACCCAAGCACGGACATCAAAGTGGCGACATGGATGTACTAGCAGATGAAGCCGCAGTTATGAATTACTTTAATGCCAAAGATGCTAAAACAGCACGTAAGGCATTAAATGATTATATTGCTAAACAAGGTCTAGCCACAGCACAAACAGGTATCAACGTTCACGTGAATGTTCCTGTGGGTCAAGCACATCACCAAGTTGACATTATGGTAACTGCCAATGCACCGCAGATTGCTAAATTCCATACACACAATATTCCAAAAGGCAGTCCTTACAAAGGTGTAAACAAACAATTATTAATGGCCATGCTGGCCAAAGACAAGGGCTATATGTGGAGTGCTTGGCAGGGACTATTTGCCCGTGATGGCCTAGGCAAGAAAGCAGACTTTGTCACTGACGACTTGGCTAAGATAGCAGAGATACTAACTGGCAAGGCTGATCCTAATGTACTGGGTAGTGTTGAAAGTATATTGGCAGCATTACCACAACAACAGGCCGCTGACTTATTAGCCAGGGGCAAAGCAGATCCCAACTGGAAAGAAGTTAAACAAGAAAGCAGAGTCGGTACTAATGAATGGTTCCGTAATATGTTAAATCGACTATGAGATTATTAGAACTAAAAGAATTACTAGAAGCCGTAGATCCCAAGCTGGGACGAGCATTCAATCACTTAGAAGATCTTGTATTCTTTTATGGTAGTCAAGGTACTATTGAAGCATTAGAACATTTAAAAGATATGAACACAGAACAAGGTAGTTCCAGTGTTCGTATGAAGTGGGACGGTAATCCTCAAATCTACTGGGGTCGTGAAAATGGAGTGTTTATTCCTCCACATGGACATGCTCAATGGGGCAAAGGTGTTATGCCACAAAGTGGTGAAGATGTAGCAAAATACATTATGAGCACTGGCAAGGCAGTTACTCCAGAAGAGGTTGCTAACAGACAACAGTTTGCAGATGCGTTTGCTAGTCTAGCACCATTGTTCGAACCAGGTACTCCTGAACAGTTAGATGGCAACAGCACTTACTATGTATATGCTGATGCGTTATTTCTAAGTCCACCAGAGTTAGTGGATGGCGTTTATAGTTTCCATCCTAATCCAAAAAGTGATACAACTTATCATGTTAGAGCAGACAGCGAACTAGGACGTAGAATAGCACAGGCAGAAGTCATGGTTGTTGGCCATGCTTACTTTACTGAACATGGTGCACCGGACAGCGCACAAATTCCTATCAAAGACTTTACAATGTTTAATGCTAATCCAAAGCTAATTGTATTAGGTCCTATATACAATGTAGCACCAGTTAAAGTTGATACTAGCATGATTAGTCAAGTTGAGAATCACATTAAGCAACATGCCAATCAAGTTGATACATTCTTACAAAGCGTAGCCGGAATGGCAGACTTAAAACAAATCATTTATAACTATGTAAATCAAACAGCAAAAGCAAAACAGTTAGATAGTTTAAGCACACAGCATTTCTTTCAATGGATGACTAGTAAAGTCAGTGTGCCTAAACAAGCAAAGATCAAAGAATTAGATTCAGCACAGAACAATGTATTGGAAGAGATATTCAAAATTGTTCGTGCTATACAAATATTAAAAGACAATGTCATTGACCAAATTGAGTCAGGACCAAAAGCAGATATCTGGGACACAAACGGCGAAGGCCGTGTGCGTTATGCAGATGGAAATAAACAATTCGGTAACGTGAAGTTTGTACCGAGAAAGCGTTGGACACCACAATGAAAATAAATCAAGTATTAGTAGAATCCACAGGAGCAACAGTGGCATTTGCCTTTGGCAGATTTAATCCTGCACATCAAGGACATATTGAAGTATGGCGAGCAGTAGAACAAGCTGGCGCAAATTGGTTCATTGGAACTAATCCAAGTACACTCGGTCCTAACGATCCTTTAACATTCCAACAAAAGTCAGCATGGATGGAAGAAATATATCCTCCTATTAGTGGACATATTGTTGCTGAACAAAGCGTATTAACATTAGCGGCTTATATCTTTAAGAAGGTGCGAAAGAATGAAAATGCCACAGTAGCTTATATCACCGATGCCGCTGACTGGGCATGGAGTGGTAAGTTGTTAAATCAATATAATGGTGTGGAAGGAGCTCACGGTTATTATAAGTTTGCACAAATCATTCATGAGCCAAGTCCCCGTGTAAGTAGTGCCACAGCATTACGTGATGCGGCTCGTGCTGATGACAGAGTTGCGTTTTATCACGCCAGTGGTACAGATCCTAAACTAAAAGTTGCCGGACTAACATACTTTGACACAGTTAAACAAGCAGTTGAGAAATATCCATTGCCAGTTAAACGTGTTAAGAAGGTTAAAGAGCAAGGTGTGGCGGAAGGCAATCTAAAAGAATTTGCACCAGGCAACGGAGGCGGTGAATCAGGGCGTTGGTACACAGACGACCAAATCACTGACATAGTAGGCGATGGATGGTATAACGATTTAGATGTAAGTGGTGATATACCTAAACAACAAATGATACAA